ATTCGAGCCTGTACTGCAATAATACCAGCTCACTTCTCCGAAGAGATTGTTGAGTCCGGCGGTAATCAGATCTCTAGGTGTCGAGTTTAAGCCATCAAAAACATGGTCTTCTACCAAGCACGGCATCGATTGAAGTTGACCCGTATATGAAAAGAAACCATTTTCCGACATCCAGAAAGCGGTTCCATCCACTTCCATGCAGGCATTCTTGCCTATGAGTCCGCAGTTGGTTCCTACGTGTTCAAAAGAAAAGGTAAACGGCTGGCCGACAAAACGCATCAAGAAGATGGCGGAGTCTGTCCAGATATACATGGTGTCCCGACCTCGAATTGCTCCGATAATCTTAGAGCCCTGGGCCAGTCTTTGCGTGCCCGCGGTATTGGTTGCCGAAGGGGTATAGTCGCTTAAACTTTCCTGATCGGACCATCTAATAAACATATCGTCTTGGGTACTAGAAGTACCAATCGTTGTTTCGGTCCCCAAAAAAATTAAGTGACGATCAACGGGTGACACCAACATGTGTCGAGAAGCGGTGGGTGCTCCACTAATAAGGGTAGCACGATTTTCCGTAGGATTACCGGCTGCTGCATCCCATTCAAAACATTGAGCATTATAAATGAGGGCAATCAGTTTAGTTCCATAGTTATCCAGAATCCATAAACCCGGCTCAATGGTAAAGTCAGCTGAAGAAGCTTCACCCCAGGCAACATAATCTGAAATATTAGTCACTGTGTCGCTAATAGAATGGGTAGCTAATGTGGTTCCATTGGCCGATCTTGGACCTCCGGTTAAAGTATTGGTTGCAGTATCATTGGCCGTAAAGCCAATGTCCTCGGTTCCAATTCTAATTTCACCTGAAGTTGGAAAAGCTGAAGAATCTGCTAAAACCACATCCGTTGTAGTGGTATCAGTTAAAGCGGTCGCTAAAGTTGTTGTCGCAGCTCCGGAAGCTGCTCCTGACCAGTTTCCTGTTCCAAAACCATAACCCCCCAATTGTTGAGCCGGTCCTACACTGTAATAAGTTTGAGCTCGTGCACTTCCAACATTAGATGTGGTGCCGGTTGTTTCATTGGAAGCCATCGTCACCGTAATCGTCAGTGCAGTAGGAACCGAAGTAGCCATAAATTTTTTATCTTCAAAATCCGAAGTCGCAAAACTAGACCCGGTAAGAGTGGTGACCGTGTCTAAGTAAACAATATCATCTTCACTCATTCCGTGAGGAGAAGGAAAAGTTATGGTAATGGTAGCGCTTGCATCTGTTGTAGAAAAATCACATCCGGTAATCGTGTTATTGATGGGGTGAATGTCGTAATATTGTCCGCCTGAATAGATGTATAAAATTCGGTTAGTACCAATCGCAGCATATTTAACACCTGCATTGTCATCAAAATGGTGAAGGGCTCGACCCGCTCCAGTAAGTTTATGCTCGCCTAATTGATCCCAGCCCCCTATTTTTTCAGGGGTTCCGTATCGAAAGCGAACAAAGTCTCCTCCCGTCCACTGCCCTTCGGCACCGGTGGGAGTCACTTGTTTGTTGAATCCTGGTAAAAAGCTTACTTTTTGTAGCATAGAAAATCCGTTTTAGGACAAATTATACTAGATCTTACTGAGAATCAACTACTTAGGAACCCCTAACAATGGTCGTTTATCAAAAAGATTTGTTTTAGCAAACGGACCATTGGCATGATTGTAATGCAGAAAGGCCTGAGAACAAACGTTGCCTTGAAAAGGTTCTCGCCAATGCTCGAGGTCGCAGCCTGAATAAAGAAGCATGTCTCCCACTTTTAAATCTACACGCACTCCTGCCGGAGCTCCGGGTTTAATGGTTTGTTTAAATTCATCCATCACAAAGTCGGCTCCTGATGGATCTAGAAAAATAGGCCACTCGTCCCCTCCTAGATGCATGGTCGTAGAGATCTCACAACTCGGTCGATCTTTATGTCGTCTTAAAATATTTCCTTTTTCATAGAGTCGGGTGTACGAATACGTTGGAACCAGATCCATGCCTGTTTTTGCTTTCATAATGGGTCTCATATACTGAAGCAATGTTTCCATAACCCAATCTGCATATTTAGAATAAGCTCCAGGAACCTGGTCATCGTCGCGTGTTCCTATGAAAGGATTAGCGGGATTCACTTTATTATGCTTCAGCATAAAACCCACAGCGTCTCGCTGCAGCATCATATAATTAAAGATAAAGTTCGAAAGCTCCTTGGAAAGGGCTCCTCGAATCACCTGATATTTTTTCTTTTTAAACATAGTGTTGTTTTACCGTTGGAAAATGAGGAGGTGTGACTTGATCGATATCCCCATTATTATCTCGTCTGATGTGAAGTTGGTTGGGTAAATAAAACAAAGCTCTGATCTCATCATCCGTTGTTAAAACTCTTCCTTCCAGAGGGAATTCATCGACCTTAAAATTTGTAATAACAGCCGGAACCATTGGGATATTTAATTCTTTAGCCACCACCATTCGATTGTTGCCTACGATAACTTTTATTTTATTTCCATACGTCTTACTATGGTAGTAACAATAAACGGGATCTCTAAATCCATATTTGGACATCGAAGCTGTTAAAGCCTCATGAAAAGATTGCTCTTGTCCATTGATAAATTCAGCACGAGTTAAATGAGAAATCTTTTCTCGGGATAATTTTGCATAAAGAGTTTGAATCACTTCTCCACCTGAATAAAATTAAAAGAAACCGACACGCGCCAACCCTTCTCTCCTTTTTCTTTGGATTCATTTACTTCTACACCATGCGGTAGCCACGCGGGAAACATAATCATTTGTCCTTCGATCGCAGGATAAATAACTACGCGCCACAAGGCTCTGGGTATTCCTTTAAGTCGTCGAGGCAAAAGATGATTGGGTCCTGGCCTTGGGTCTTCGACAAACAACCTTCCTGAATTCTTGGGAACTTTTATATAATAGACACCAGACCATTGAGAATTAGGATGGATATGCTGCTTGTTATAGGCACCTGGATAATTAATATTGGCCCACATATTGCCGAGTCCTGGTTTAGGTTCCATGCCGTAGTCTTTAAAAACTTCATCTTGCATGGCGAAGAGTTCATCGGCCAAAGGTTTATACTCTTTTTTAAAATTCATATCCGTTGGACTATGCCATCCTCCACCCGCATTTGTTTTTGTTTCGCTCTTATCTTTTTTACTCCAGGCTTTAATGAGGGGATATAAATATTTATTTAATTTCTGAGGATCCTTCACCATCTTAAAATAGACAGGAGTGGGAAACAGAATTTCTCGGTTCATTTAAAAGGAGGTCCTCCAAACCACATGACCAGGGATCGCCTGATCCCTTTCTTGACTTTAGCCACACGGTGACGAAGTAGACTACAAAAATAAATTGCTTGTCCCTGTAAAAGTTGAGGAGGTTTATTACCTTCTGTCATAAATTCTAGGTCGCCCCCTTCGAATTCAGATTGATTCGAAAGCAAAATGGTCATGGATATTTTTCGAACAGGAGGTTCGTGTATGCAGCTCACATCAGCATCCATATGCCAGTCATAAAATCCTCCTTTAGGATATTCGGTAAATTGAGCGGGCTCGGTAATGGTCATACCTTCATAGCCAAAATGATTTCCATTAGCTTGAAGCATACTACGTTCAATTGTTTTATACATCTCAGGCATCGTTTTAAAAGGAATCCAGCTGATGGTGGTAACTCTCATTTTAGTGTCATAATTTCCTTCTTTACCTCCTTCTTTATGTCCTACCTGGGCTTCTTCAGCTTTTTGCTGATGACCCATGTCAATAATGTCCTGACACTGTTGAGGAGTGAATAAAGGACTAATTGTATTAGCCATTAAAGATCTCCATTTAGGTTCTGTTATCATTGAGCCGTCCTTGAAGTGATAGGGTTATAAGAAACATCGACATTACACACCAAGGTTCTCCTTTTTGCTTTTTTATTGGGGAAAGGATAAACACAATGTCTCATGTCATAAGGAAAAATATAAAAGTCTCCAATCTTCATTTTAGGAGAATAATCTGTAGTGGCAAATTGCCCTGCAACATTCCCCATAATTTGAAGTTGGCCATTCATGGGTTGATCAGGACGTGCGAGTTCTGGACCAAAATCTTTTGGCAATTTAAGAATCATCACGGAAGATAAACCTGTGAAGAGTTTGCCTTGATGAATGTGCACGGGATTATAGTCGCCTGCTCTCATTTCATTAATCCAAATAGAATTAATATCCATGTTATACTCCCTGGTTTTATTCCAGTCTAAATAATGTTTAAAAACAGTATAGAACCATTTAAGAATATCCTCGGATACATAACTATGGCTATGCATTTTCTTATTCGTAGGACCTGAATAAAATAAGGAAACTTCATCGGGAATTTTTCCGGCCAGTTGTTTACTAGCATTGGGTAAATGTTTCTTTTGAGTTTCGTAAAGTTCGTTGAGTCCGACAAACACTTCAAGAGGGACTTGATATTTTAAGATGGATTGACCTAAAAATACAAAATCAAATTGCATTTTACTTCTTTATCTGTTTTTTGTTCTTGCCTTTAGGTAGGAGTTCCCCTGATTTTCTGACACGTTTCAAGGTTTCAAGTTGACCCAGCACATTGAACACTTCAGGCTGCGAAGATCCCGGAGTCAAAGTTAGTTTCTTTTGTTCCAATTGATGCATGTACGATTCCGCTTGATGAGTGTTCACATCTTGATCATCGAAGCTGCCATCATGAAATTCTTTCTTGAGTTTAGACCAAGTTGAAATTTCTCTCATTCGGGCTTTGGCTACAAGTTCCATACCGGCTCGGCCATAAAGTTTTTCTTCGAGTTCGATCTCAGCTAGTTTTTTTTCAAATTTATCTTCATTAGGGTCTATAATTTTGTGTTCTAATTTTTCAATCTCGACATCATTCTTTCGATATTCAAACGAAAGATGCATGAGGTTTTCAAAATGGGTATTTTGTTCACGAACCGATTGCCAATACTTTGCAGCGTTCGTTCCATATTTATTATCGGATAAAACCGAGAAACGCATTTCAGTTTCCGTTCTAAACATTTGTCTTTTGACCCAGTTATCCTGAAGCTCGGGAACCATCTTTTTAAAGTCAGACGCCTGAGACTTATCAAGTAAAAC